GATCTCTTTTTTACGTACTTCTCCGATGATTCCTGTGTTGGTGTTAGATGTAACGATGGCAAAACGTACTGTTGGAATATGGATATATCTGCATGCGATGGTTCTAATTATGATCCTGTCTTCCATGCTTTGAGGGATGCAATTGATGTTGACCCTCGTTTTAGTCATGATGTGGCTGGAGCATTTAAACAGTTGAAGATGAAATGTGTTGTTCGGAGTGCAAATCGAAGGGAAAAATTGTACTTCAAACCTAGAGGTCACGTGTTATATTCTGGGTCAGTTTTGACCACTTCCGTGAATAATATGGCGAATACTCTCATCTTTTTGTGCATCACTAAGTTGATGCCTCGTGTTTCTGATAGAACTCCGGAGGTTGTAGGTCGTATACTGCAACTTGCAGCGGAACAAGCAGGTTACCTTGTGCGTTCGGATTTGTGTACCTGTGATGAAGATTTACAGTTTCTAAAATACTCCCCTACATATGTCAATGGTCGAGTTACCACTTGGCTCAATCTTGGCCCCTGGCTTCGAGGTTATGGCATGTGCAAGGGTGAATTTCCTGGCGGAAAGAGAGACGGGGACAAATATCACAGAGCAAGATTGTACAATAGTGAGATTGTCAGAGGGCGTGTTCATTGCGGAAACCATTTAATACATGACGCCTTCAAAACTCACATTGTAGAACAACGGATCGACATTAAAAATGTTGACAGACATGACCGACTTGAATCTCGCAATGCTCGAATTAATATTGAGTTCATTGCTCGTAGATATAAAGTCGAACCGTGGAGATTGGAGGAGCTAGCGCTCCAAATACGTGACGCCCGCGTTGGTGACCGTGTTTGTAATCCGATTCTTGACATTATCTTCGATAAAGATTATGGATATTAATGTCAGCGTTGACCCATCACGCTCCGATGGATGAAGATAGTAGTGACGCCTGAAATGGCCATCACGACACCAAGCTTGGTGTTAAATCGAAGTGGGGGTTACCCACTTTCGTCGCCTGGACTGCGTGATATGTCTGTGCCAGTGACTAGCTGGTAAACAAAGATAAATTGTCGAGTAAGGCCGACTCCGAACGTATTAGCCTGATCGACCGGCACCACCTGGGGGTTCCTAGGTGACCGTGTAGCTAGCTCCTAACATTAAGTTGAAATGCGATGTGTGTTTCACACATTTCAGGGC